ATGACGGGTACAGGCGGTATTCGTAAATTAAGATGGTCTGCGCAAGGAAAAGGTAAAAGTGGCGGTGTAAGGGTAATTTACTATTATTACAATAAATCTATTCCACTATTTTTATTAACTGTATTTGGTAAAGGGGAAAAGGCTAACTTTATCACCCCAAAACCTCTTGAAACACACTTCCATTTTGATGGCTTGCTTAAAGGGTGACTTATTCTTTAGAATACCAAACGCCTTTAGTTTTACCGTGACGAGTTAAAAGGTTGGTATTAACAAGATTATTAAGTCTATTTTTAATAGTTGGCCTTTTGATTGTCGTAATTATATTTTGCGCTTGTGCAATAGTAATTCGACCATTAATATCGATATATTGCATAATTAATGCACTTTCATGATCTAGATCGCCATACTTGTTTAGATTATCAGTTTTGTTTTGTAGATGGTCCTTTTGGCGCTTAAGCGACGATAAAAAGAAGTTAAGCCATGGAGTCCAATCCACTTTATCATTTTTTAATGTCTTTTGAGTTCTTTGTAGTGCAAGATAATAAGCCTCTTTATTTTTTTCAATAATACTTTCTATTGAAGAGTAAGGGCTATAGTTATATCCAGATTTAAGCATAATCAAGGTTGATAGTAGGCGTGACAATCTGCCATTACCATCTTGAAATGGATGAACCGCCAAAAATACAACTGTAAATACTGCAGCGATAATAAGCGGATGAAAACTTTTGTCTTCTAGTGTTTGTGATGTCCATTTGATAAGGGTTTGTATTTCAAAAGGCGTGTCAAATGCAGAAGCTGTTTTAAATACAACGCCTAGACTTTTGCCACTGCTATCAAAAGCTTCAACAGAGTTTGAGTGCTTCTTATATTCCCCTCTATGATGCTCATCTTTGGTTGAGTGTCTCAGTAGTTGAATATGAAGCTGTTTAATGTAATTTTCAGTAATTGGAATGTCTAAGTAATTTTGATAGATGGTTTCTATGGTTTCACTATAGCCAGCAACTTCCTGCTCATCTCGTGTATTAAAAGATTGCTGTTTTATATTGCTTAATAAAGATTCGATTTCTTGATCGCTTAATTTTGATCCTTCAATACGAGTAGATGACCCGATACTCTCAATAGTAGCCACATAACGTAGTGCGTTTAATTGTTCTGGATTGTTTTCACCAATCTGTATCCAGCTGCCTTTAAACTCATCAATTTCAGTGATTAGTTTTAGTAATTCTGGTGTAATATTTAATGCTGTTAAATTCATGCTTTCTTTTAAGTGACTATCTAATAATATCCAATTATATCCAATTAATTGGAGAAATAACCAATAATAATTAAATTACTGAAAATCGCATAAATATCCATATCCTTGATTTTTTGGTTAAGTTTAACTCGTTCGAAATAAGAAATCTTAAATTATTGTCTTAATTTGTTGGGGTGTAGCGGTCCATTAATCTTGGACACAAAGATAATTAAGCCACTTTGGTTGCAAGACAATATTGCTAAAATATATATTTTTTATATAAACAACAATATATAAATGGTATGATATATTCATACTTTAGCTAAAGAGGTTTAAAATGTTAAGAAAAACAATCACAGTTACTGAGCAGCAGAACTCTTGGATTAAATCTCAAATAGAATCGGGCCAGTATGGTAACGATAGTGAGTACATGAGAGATCTTGTGCGTAAAGATCAAGAATACAATCAAAAACTATCTGCATTGCAAGTGGCTCTTAAAGAAGGTGAGGATAGTGGAGAAAGCACACTATCAATGAATGACATTCTGATTAAGGTTAAAAAGAATCTTAATATAGATGGTTAGTTTATCTTCTAAAGCAATAGAGGATATTGAGGGAATAATTAACCACACCTTTAAAAGCTTTGGTTATGATGCTATGTTGGATTATCATCAATCCTTAGAAGGGTGCCTAGAAATACTATCTAAGAATTCCAATATTGGTTTAAATTATGACCATGTTGGCTTGGGTTATCGTTGTTTTTATCATCAATCTCATGCTATTTTTTACAAAAACAAAAGTAAGGGTGTTTTTGTTATTCGTATATTGCACAAAAGCATGGATGTTCAGAAACATTTTGATTAGGATTATTTGATAAATCTGTGTAATAAGATCAATAACAAAGGGTCGTAATATGGTGGCTAAATTAAGATAGATTGGTTAAAGCTGAATAAGGGTTAAAAGTCGCAACATAACCGCAACGAAGAACCTCTTAAAGCTATCCATATCATTTTAAAGTGAAATAAAACCAGTTTTAGATTTTTAGGGTTTGAATATCAAGATAGCTTTGTTGTTTTAACTAATGGATTTAAAAAGAAAGATCAAAAAACACCAAAAACTGAAATTGATTTAGCATTAAAAAGAAGAAAAGATTATCTATCAAGATAAGGAGTGAAGGAAATGAGTGATTTAAAAAAATATATAAAAACAAGAAAGCAAAAAGACAGTGAATTTGCCAAAGATTTTGAGCGGGGTTATGGCGATTTTAAAATTGGTATTTTGTTAAAACAAGCAAGAATAGATGCTGGATTTACACAAGAAGATGTGGCAGCTAAACTCAACACTAAAAAGTCAGCGATTTCAAGAATTGAAAATCATGCTAGTGATATTAAGCTTTCCACTTTAGAGAATTTTACTAAAAGTATTGGTAAAGAGTTAAGGGTGCCTATTTCTTAAAAACATAATATGTGATTCGTATCAATAGTGACATTTATGCGTATCATTTTCTTGACAAAATGATACGCAAATGAAGCTAAATTTAGAAAAATAATCCAATAAATTAATTTAGATAGTGGCAATATTTGACAACATCTGCTAATATATGTCATAAATATTAAGCAATATAGGGGTTGTTATGGCTACAATGAATGTTTCACTGCCAAATGAAATGAAAACTTGGGTGGAGTTTCAAGCGCAAAACTCTGGTAGATATACAAATACCAGCGATTACGTCAGAGATTTGATCAGAAAAGATCAAGATACCAGTATCAAAATTCAGCAAATGCAGGCTATGGTAACTAAAGGTCTTGAGAGTGGTGTAGGGTCACGATCTATGGAAGAGTTAGCTCAAGTTGCTCGCCAATCACTTTAATATAAAAGCAGTATACAAATGAGTTACTCTTTATCTGCTGAGGCCGAAGAAGATATTATTTCAATTTTTATTGAAGGTGGCAAAGGGTTCGGTGTTAACCAAGCGCAAGCATATCACTTATCTTTGTCAAATACATTTGAACTATTAAGTCAAAATCCTGAGCTGGCTCAGCAAAGATTTGAGATTAACCCGCCTGTTAGAATTTATCCATGTCAATTAAATTAATTTGAATAGTAGTTTGAAATGTATCCAGAATTAACGGACCACTACAGTTTGTCAGACCACTACAATATCGTCATATAAGTATGAATGATAGGTAAATAAAATTAGTTGTTAGGTTGTTGGAAACTGAATATTTCAATGATGGTATTTCTAGGAAAAAATACAAAAATTTAGTGGGCACTACCGATATAACTGCAGCAAGAGATCTGATAGATCTTGCAAGTAAAGATATTTTAAAATCTACTGGTGGAGGTGGGTCAACCAAATACTATATTGTTGAGGACAATTAAGGGGTGCGTACTTAATTGCAATTTGATATTAAAAATTGATAAAGTGTATATTTTATGTATTATATAACCTATGAAGATCACCTGGAGCGAAGACAAAAATATTGAGTTAGAAAGGCTGAGAGGCCTTAATTTTGGATATTGATGGTTACGCAGTAACGGTTCCATATGTGGTTAGTTCTAATGAGATTTTCCTAAAAACAATGTTTAGGGATCGTAAAATGCAAAGGAGATATCATGGAAAATAATAAAATAAAATTTGACACTTTAGATAAAGAAGAAGCTGCTATTGTAGAGGCTATTGTTGGTGGTGAATTTTCTTCGGCTGGAGATCCTGATAATAGAGTTGTCTATTGGCAATCTGCCTTAAAAGAGACAATGAAAAGGAAATCGATTCATCTTAAGCTACAAGAGCGCGATGTGCAAAAAATTCGTGCGATTGCTTATGAACAAGGGATTCCATATCAAACTTTGATTGACTCTATTATTCATCAATATGCAAAAAATGCGAAACACTTAAATAACTAAGTACGCGCCCTTAATTAAATTAAAATAATTAATTAGCGCATAAAAGTGTAAATACTATCTTTATTAAGCGCATAAAAGTGTTATGATATCCGTGTTAATTACCTAAACAAACTTCCAGATGAAGCGAATATTATTAAATAAATTACTAGATTGGAAAAATCAAGCCAGTAGAAAGCCTCTATTAATTGACGGCGCTAGACAAACAGGAAAAACCTTTCTTTTACAAACTTTATTTGCTGACGAGTTTCCCAGCGTCTTATATATAGACTTTCTGAAAACGCCACAGATGGCGGACGCCTTCTCAGGGGAGCTATCCCCTGATGTTATTATTTCTAATATAGAGTTATTGACAGGTCAAGTTTTTAATCCAGAATCAGACCTGTTGATTTTAGATGAAATTGGCGAATGTCAAAAAGCTGTAACCGCTTTGAAATACTTCGCCCAAGAGGCGCCAACCTATTATGTTGCGGCAAGCGGTTCAAATATTGGTTTATTAGCTAGCTTTCCAGTTGGAAAGGTTGAGCACTGTTATCTAAATCCTTTTACATTTAAGGAATTTTTGTGGGCTGCAAACGAACCTTTGTTGCTTAAGGTTTATGAGCAACAAGCCAACTCTAAAGCTGTCCATACAAAACTATTTGATAAGTTGACAGATTATTACTTTACAGGTGGTATGCCCGAGGCTGTTGCCGCTTGGTTCGAATATTCAGAAACAAGCATACTTAAGCGTATCAACCAAGTTGAACAAATTCATTCTGATTTACTGGAGGGTTATAAGCGCGATTTTGGCAAATATGCTAATAAGGTAGATGCCCAGTTAATTGAATCGGTTTTTAGCAGTATTCCCTCGCAACTCTCCTCTGTGTTTGACGGCTCTGTTAATCGCTTTAAGTTTAAAGGAGTTTTTGCAAAAAAATCCCGTTATGCTGAATTTGAAAGTGCAATTAACTGGCTGCATCGATGTCGACTGGTTTTGAAAAACCATCCTATTGAAGGTTTGCCAAAATCACCACTGGCGGCCTATCAAAAAAACAATAAAGTAAAGTTATTTTTCTTTGATGTTGGCTTATTAAATCACAGTTTGAGCACTACCTACAAAGAGATAAAGCAGCAAGCTTATGAATACAAGGGTTACATTGCAGAGAATTTCGTACAGCAAGAGCTGGCAGCACTAGGATTTGAACCAAGTTTTTCATGGAATGATGCTCGGGCAGAGATTGAGTTCATCGTCAGTAATAAACAAGGCGAAATTATTCCAGTTGAAGTTAAGAGTGGAGGGCGCACGCGCGCAAAATCATTAAAATCTTATATAGTTAAGTGCGCGCCTAGCAAAACCATTAAATTAACGGGCACACAGGGTTCGCACAACCTAGAAAAGATTAATATTGTAATGCCATTGTATTACGCAGAATTTATAATAGACAAGATTAATAATTAGTGATATGTTTGCGAACTATACGTTTAAAACCAGTGATTAAAAAAAGGTGTGAACTTAATTTATTAATTCTGTTGAATTCGACAGAATTAGGATAAAAAAGTGAGCCGGATATTACTCAATGGATTGTCTGGTTTTTAGAGTAAGTTAAACCTCACACACAAAGTAGTGTGTATAAGTTCAACATTGCATTTTGCTAATTGGGTTTAAAGTAACAACCCTTTCTAAGTGTTCTGGTGATAAATGAGCATAGCGCATTGTCATTTTTAAATCACTGTGTCCCAGTGTTTTTTGTAGGGTGAGAATATCACCACCATTCATCATAAAGTGACTGGCAAACGAGTGTCTTAGAATATGGGTTAACTGGCCTTTTGGCATGTCTATTTCCAGGCTTCTAATGACACGGACAAAGGTTGAGTAGCCATCTTTAAAAGGTGCATTTTCTCTAACCTCATCAGCCAACTCTTTGGTGAGTGGCAATTGCCTAATTTTTCCATTTTTAGTGTCAGTTAAGCTGATTCGATTGTTAGCGATATTTCTGGCCTTAATGCCGGTAGCCTCACTCCATCTTGTGCCAACACTTAAGCAGATCTTAGTGGTAATGTAGGTGTCAATACTTATTCGTTTGAGCGTTTCAAGGAGTAGTTTAATTTGTTCTTTGGTTAGGTAGGTAAGTTCTGTTTCATTAAATCTTAGCTTTCTAATTCCTATCATTGGGTTTGCTTCAAGTAAGTCCAATCTAACGAGCTCACCAAATACAGCAGCTAAATATGCATGGTGATGGTTAATGGTATTCGCTGTTATGTCAGTACGTTTATTGCGATACTTTAAAAAATCATGTTTTGTAAAGTTGCATATTTTTGGGTCTTTTAAATACTCAACAAGTACTATTAGTGCTCTTAACCGGCCGCCCAGGTCATGGCAAAAACATCTATGCTTTAACCTTCTTAGAGCAGCAAGAGTTTATCAATTACGATAAAGAAACCAAAACCTTTAGTTCTACCATTGATAGACCTTTGTTCTTTATTGCCTTTGACGGTATTAATATTGTTGATAGTACTACGGCTAAATATGAAGATCTAGATGATCTGCCGACTGATCAAGAGAATGACAACACCTCAAAGTTCCCAGACAATTCAGTTATTGTTATTGACGAGGCGCATCGCTACTCGCCTAAATCAACCAACAAAGAAGGCTTTACCAGCTTTGTCTCTTTTTTAAAGATTCATCGCCATTACGGTTTTGACTTTATCTTTATCACTCAATCACAAAAAGATCTGAATATTGATATACGTAACCTAGTGGAGAATCACTTTAGGGTTAATAGACCTTTTGGCACACAAAAGAGTTTTGTTAATCATTATCTAGGTGCAGAGACTTCAGAAAACAAACAACCGGTTAAACAATCATCAAAACCATTTGTTTTAGACAAGCGATTCTTTGAGGTTTATAAGTCTGCCAGCATTCATAACTACAAGTCCAGCATTCCAAAGAAGTACTACGTCTTCATTGCTATGTTCATTTTGTTTATTGGTTTTATCATAAGCAAAGGCATCTATGTTTATGACGCTTTTAGCTCTGGTGATATGATGAACTTTGGCAAAAGCATGCAGAGTGAGCTATTGGGCAGTGATACCAATGCCAACAGCAAAACTAATAATAGCAATCTAAGTAATTCTAACACTAGCTTAACAGCTGATAACAGGCCTGTTAGATCTTCCAATCTAGTGAGGCCGTATTTTTATCTATTTAAAAACGAGCAGAAGTTTAAATCAAGTAGTTCAATCTTTAGTGCCATCTCTCCAACAGTAGTGATGAATGAAGAATCAATCTTTTGTTACTGCACCATCAAAGAAATAGAGATTATTGATAATATTGTCAGACTGATGGATACATCCAATAATATCAAGATTGACTTCATTCTGGTGTCATTTAGCAAGAAGGATTACCTAGACTTTAGCCTAAAGTATTCCTTCGAGAATGAGTTCTTTAGAATCAGCCCATCAACAGCACTGATATCCAATGTATTGCTACTAGATTATCTAAGAAGTGATTATCAAACCTTAACCAAGATTAACTCTTCAGCACTGGTAGAAGTAGGTAAGAGCTTTAGCTCTAACTTTGTTACCAAATATCCAATCATTCTCAAGGATTACAAATCAAGCAGTGTGAGCAGTGTTAGGCTTAAAGCAGATCAACAAAATAAACAACAACCCTCAGACAGAATAGTAGGGGAGAAGGTCTCATTTAACGATGTTGGTTTTAAGTTTAAGATTGATACCAAGTTTGTTGACCGGCAAACAGTATCAATCAAACTCAACCAATCACATTCATTCTTACAAGGCTTTGTAAATGATGTACCCGTTACTGACAAGAGAGACTTTAAGTCTCAGTTCTTACTCACTGATGGTCAGCTGGTGCCACTATTTAATCTATCGAGCTTACTAAACTCCAAATCAAATAAAGAAACCATTCCGTTTTTAAGCTACTTCTTGCCAGGCAAGGTAGATGATGACAACTCGAGCTACCAGGTGTTTTTAAGATTTAGATTTGAGGATGTTCAAAAATCTCAGAAAAACCAATCCGATATTGTAAAGCTTGAAAATATAAAACAAACTATTAATACTGACAGTGAGTTGAAAGACATCAAAGGAACAACTGATACAGACATAGACACTCTAGATAAAGAAGATGAGAAACTAGCTAACGAATTATTAGCAAATTAAAATGCCAAGAGAAGAGTCAACTGCGTTGACCTTCTTGGCATTTATTACTCTCTGTTTTTCACTTCAAACCCATAAAAAATAAAATACATATCAAATTAAACTATTTACAAATACTTTTTTTTTGCGTAATTATTAGTCTAAAATAACCCTTTTTAATATTACTGCTACTGCTAACCAACATTTAAAGGTTTGCAGTGCGGTAGCCGTTGTTTCCTCTCTTAGAGTATTGCATTATGGTTGAATATGCAATACAATAATATAATGATTATATATTTTCTTGGGAGTTTGTTATGTCATCATTGCAAGTTAGATGGCTGCCAAAAAACATCGCAAGATCAACCTGACAAGTTTTGGTTGTTTTGGATATCAGTACGGCCGCTGAGATTGTATTGCAGGGTGAATTTGCAACCATATCGGCCTAAACAGTAAGATGGATATACAGCAAATACTTAAGCAGTTAGATGGTGCGTTTGCTAAAAATACCTTGCGCGCCTATCGTTCAGATTTTAATGATTTCAATACTTGGTGCACTAGCCAACAGCTAACACCAGAGCATATTACCAGCGAAGACATTGCCAAATATATTGTCTGGATGACATCAGAGTCTAGCAGTGCCACGGTACGTAGGCGTATTGCCAGCCTTAGTTCGCTGTATAAACTAATGGATATGCATGATCCCACCCGCGCCGCCGTGGTGGTGATTGCGCTTAGGCGTATGCATCGCCAACAAGGCCGTGCACAAAAACAAGCGTTACCCTTAACCAACGATATTCTGGAGCAATTGCTTGCAGCATGCGCTAACGACTTGGTAGGTCAACGAAACAGAGTGTTACTATACCTAGGTCATGAAACCATGCGTCGACGATCAGAACTGTGTAGATTCTGTTTTGAAGATTTGCAAACCTTGGTCACAGGTCAAATTGTATTAAATTTGCGCTTTTCCAAAACAGATCAATACGGAGAAGGTCGCTTAATCGCCATCACCCCAATGCTTGCAGATTTAATTCAGCAATGGGGCGAGACCATAGGTTACAAAGGCTATATTTTACGAAGTGTGTATAAAAATAACTCGAGTGTAGGAGATAGTCTTACTCCTGCGAGTATTAATCAAATATTGGTTAAGCTCCAAAACCAAGCAGGTCTTAAGCTCGAGCGCAACCTATCAGGCCACTCTTTTCGTGTCGGTGCAGCGGTTGATATGCTACTAGCAGGCGAAACAATGGAGCGTATTATGCTCAAAGGTGGCTGGAAAAGTGAATCAACGGTCATGCGTTATTTACGAGCCATGGTGCTTTAG